ACTGGGCAAACGAAGCTACGGGAGCCAGTAGACTCAGCAAGAACAGCAACTTTTTAATCATTCGTAACTCCTAGTTAATCCATTCTGTCCAATAGGATAGTGTTGGTACCGAACTGTTGCCTGGAACGTCATCCCATGTAAAGTTATACCAGTATCCTGGTGGCACTACAAAGGTTACTCCTGTGTATCCAGCTGAGTTAGTAACTGAATTAGTAGCTGCAGTAGAAGAATTAGGACCAGAAAAAGGAAGTGACCCTGATGAACTAGCTACATTTCCATAGCAGTTTATTCCCTGACCTACGCCACCGGTTAGAAAGCAGTTAGCAGCCACAGTCATCCTGTAACCCGATGTATTCTGATAGGCCGTATTGAATGACTTTCCTGACCTAGTAAACATTAGAGTAGTTGGAGACACCGATGAGGCTACATTCCAAATAGTTCCATCTTCTTTAACGATAAACCGCTGGACTGTGATGGAGTTGGGAAGAGTACTGACCGGGTCCCACCCGTTCAGAATAGCAGGAGGAACAAACGTATAAGGCGTAGCTCCTTGAGTAATCACAAAGGTTAGAATCTGACCAATAGCTTGACCTGTAAGAGTAGAGCTCGTAACATTACCAGCTAAGGTAAAGTCGAAACCATTAGTACTGGTGGCATTAAATATCGGTGTAGGAGAAAAAGCCACTAGAGATAGATTAGACTTAAGATCATTGAAAGTAACAATGTTCGCAAGCACGCTCTCTAGAGTGTTGATGTCTGTGTCATTGGGGCTATAGTTCTTATTCACTAGAGCATTAGCTAAGGCCGTAATGAAGGTGGA